TGAATGTCGACGCGCAAGGGTAGGGGGCAAATTCTCAATCGCACGGACATGGCGGACCATCTCGGGGTCGCCATGCCGACGCTTGACGATTGGGTGAGGCGTGGTTGCCCGGTCGTCGAGCGCGGAGGCCGTGGGCGGGCGTGGCAATTCAACTCGGCCGATGTGCGCGCCTGGCGGGACGAGGATATTCGCAACCAGACCGCCGCCACCGCCGCAAACGTGACGATCGACGATCTCAAGCGGCGGAAGCTGGAGGCTGAAACGCTCCATCTGGAGCTCGAACTCGCAAAGGCGCGCGGCGAGGTGGTTCCGGTCGAGCAGTACGAGCGCGCGCTCGGCAAGGCCTTCGGCGAGGTCCGTGCCGGGCTTCGAAACGTCGTGCCGGGACGCGCCGCGCGGCGTCTCCTCGGGGAGAGCGACGAGACGCGCTTCAAGGCCGTTCTGCTCGAGGAGGTCGACCAGGCGCTCGAGGCGCTGGCCGACGCTGACCTGATCTTCGAGGATGACCTGGAGGACGAGGAAGAGGGCAAAGACGATGCCGCGTGATTTCGCCAACGCGCAAGGACTGATTGCGGCCACGATCCGGGCGCAGCGGTTCCTGGAGCCGCCGCCGGATCTTCTTCCCTCAGAGTGGGCGGAGCGCAACATTCACGTCCCTGTCGGCAACGCGGTGCCCGGCCTGATCCGGTTTGAAAACGCGCCATACCAGCGCGAACCGCTCGACATGACCGTGGACCCACGCTGCACCCGGATCACGTTGATGTGGGGCGCGCAGGTGGGCAAGACGCTGACCGCGCTCTGCGCGCAGGCCTACCGAATCGGCTTCAACCCGGTCAGCCAGATCATGATGCAGCCGAGCCAGGGCGACCTGCACACCTGGCTGGAGACGAAGTTCAACCCACTGGTGGACACGAACGCCGAGCTGCGCGGGCGGATCGCGAAGCCGCGCGGGCGGGACGGGGTCAACAACCAGCGCATGAAGAGCTATCCGGGGGGCTTCATGATGTTTTCCTGGTCGGGATCGCCCAAGACCATGCGCGGCCGGTCGGCGCCGTTCATCGTCTGCGACGAGACCGATGGTTACGATCGGACGCAAGAGGGGCATCCGGTCGGGCTGCTCTGGCAGCGCGCGGCGACATTCGGCGACCAGCGCCTGCTCATGGAGATCTCCACGCCGACGATCAAGGGCGTCAGCTGGATCGAGAAGGCGTTTGAGCAGGGCGACAAGAGGAGATTCCACGTGCCATGCCCAGATTGCGATCATCGCCAGCCGCTCCGCTGGGGCAACGTGGACTGGTCGAAGGACGATGAGGGCAGGCACCGGCCGGAGACGGCGGGCTATATGTGCGAGGATTGCGGGTCGGTCTGGAACGACGGCCAGCGCGTGGCGGCCATCCGCAGGGGGGCGTGGGTCGCCGAGGGCGAGTTCCGGGGCCATGCCTCTTACCACCTTTCGGAGCTGTATTCCTGTTTTCGGCGCCTTGAGGACATCGTGCAGTCCTTTCTCGACAAGAAGGCGGGCGGAGACCTGCAGACCTTCGTCAACGTCTCGCTGGCGGAGACGTGGGAGGAGCAGGGCGACCAGATCGATCAGGGCGAGATCATGGCCCGGGCGGAGGAATTTGCCGCGCCAGTCCCATCGGGCGTTGCGGTTCTGACGGCCGGGATCGACATGCAGGAGGACCGGCTCGAGCTCGAGGTGGTGGGCTGGGGCCTGGGCGAGGAGAGCTGGTCGGTGGATTACCGCGTGCTCTGGGGCGACCCGATGCGCGACGAGGTGTGGGAGGAGCTCGACGCTGTTCTGGGGGACACGTACCTTCACCAGTCCGGTGCGCAGCTGGCAATCTCCGCGGCGGCGCTGGATACCGGCGGCTCGCCCGGTCTGACGCAGGCCGCCTACCAGTACGCACAGGGCAAGCTGGGCCGCCGCCTGTTCGCGATCAAGGGGGTGGGTGGCTGGGGCCGGCCGATCGTCAGTTCGCCGAGCCGCCGCCAGTCCGGGCGACGGGCGCGAAAGGTCGACCTTTTCCCGGTGGGCGTCGATGAAGCCAAGGTGGTCGTGCAGCGCCGCCTGGCGCTGACGATGCCGGGGCCGGGCTACTGTCATTTCCCGACCGGCCGCGATCCCGAATACTTCGCCCAGCTAACGGCGGAGCGGCTTCAGTCGAAAATGGTGCGCGGCTTCACGGTGCGGGAGTGGCACCAGACGCGCGCGCGCAACGAGGCGCTCGACTGCCGTGTCTATGCGCTGGCCGCGCTCAAGATCATGAACCCGAACATCAAGCGCGCCCTGGACCGCCTGTCGGCCGAGCAGGAGGTCGAGGAGGACAGCGAGCCAACCGTCCGCCTTGCGCCCCGATCCGACGCCGAGACGGGAAAACCGGCCATGGAACGCGGCGAGGCCAGCCCGGAGGATGACGCAAAGCGGCCACGCCGGCGCCGTCCAGCGCGGCGCAAAAGAGGCTGGGTCAACAACTGGTGAGGCCGTGTCCGAACTGATCCCGACTGAATTGCCCGCCGGGGTGACGATCACGCTGCCGATCACGCTGACGGCCTATCCTGCGCCCACATGGACGCTGACCTTGCACCTGCGCGGCGCGCTGGCCATCGACCTGACGGCGGCCGATGATGACACCAATCATGTTTTCGAAGTGGCGGCAGAGACGAGCACGGCCTGGCCCGCCGGCCGGTACTGGTACACGCTGAGGGCCACGGATGGCACCGCCATCGACGAGGTGGAGGCGGGGCAGATCACGATCCGCGCGGATCTGTCGGAGATCTCCGGCATCTATGACGGTCGTCATCATGTCGAAAAGGTGCTGGATGCGATCGAGGCCGTCATCGAGGGGCGCGCCACGCTCGACCAGGAGCGGTATCGCATCAACAATCGCGAGCTGCAGCGAACGCCAATCGGCGAGCTGATCAAGCTCCGGCAGACCTACCAGGCAGAGGCGCGGCGCCTCGCGGCGGCGCGGAAGGGCACGGGACTGCTGGGCCGCCCTGTCTTGACGGTGTTCTGACGTGTTCGGGCCGTTCAGAAAAAAGGCGGAGAACGCCACGCCGGTCGTGGTCGTCGAGCGCCAGACGTCGGTGCCCAGAACGGCGCCAAAGGGGCATCGCCGCGCCCCGGCTGTGGGCAGGGCATTGGTGCGGATGTTCGACGCGGGACAGTCCGATCGGCTGACCGGCAGCTGGGGTGCGCACCCGCTGACCGCTGACGAGGTGGTCCGGCGGAATCAGCGTGTGTTGGTGGCGCGATCGCGCGAGCAGGCTGCGAACAATGATTTCGCGCGGAAGTTCCTGCAGATGTGCCGGCAGAACATCGTCGGGCCTCGAGGCATCCAGCTGCGCGCGCAGCCGCGCAACCGGAGCGGCGAAATCGACGCGCCCGCGGCCGAGGCGATCGAGCGCGCCTGGCGCGAATGGGCGCGCGCCGAGAACTGCGACGTGACCATGCGCGAGACGTTCCGCTCCATGCAGGCCTCGGCGATCAATTCGGTGGCGCGTGACGGCGAGTTCATGATCCGCCTGGTGACAGGCAGGGAGGCCGGGCCTTGGGGCTTCGCGCTCCAGGTTCTGGACCCGCAGCGATGCCGCCCGGATCACGACGAGGTGCGCCTGCCGGGCGGGCGGTTCATCCGGCATGGCATCGAGTTCAACAGGTTCGGCCGGCCGCTGGCCTATTACTTCTCGACGACGCGGCGCGAGGACGACGCCGACGCCTACGATTACGGCGGGCGGTCGCACATCCGGATCCCGGCCGAGGAGATCATCCACGGGTTTATGCCGGACTTTACTCACCAGAAACGAGGCCTGCCGTGGATGGCGACGGCGCTGTGGCGTCTGCAGATGCTGGGCGGATTCGAAAAGGCCGCGCTGGTCAATGCGCGCGTGGGCGCCACGAAGTCCGGCTTTTTCGAGTGGCAGGAGGGCTACGGGCCCGACCCCGAGGATGACGCCGCGGCGCTTTACATGGAGGCGGAGCCGGGTTCATTCCAGGAGCTGCCGCCGGGCGTGCAGTTCAAGAGCTGGGATCCGCAATATCCGTCCAACGAATTTGCGCCGTTCCACAAGGCCATGCTGCGCGGCATCGCCAGCGGGCTCGGCGTCACCTACGTGAACCTTGCCAACGACCTTGAGGGGGTCAACTTCAGCTCGATTCGCCAGGGCACGCTTGACGAGCGCGAGCACTGGAAGGAGCTTCAGGAGTGGCTGGTTGAGAGCCTGGTGGAGCGCGTCTACATGGCCTGGCTGCCCCGCGCGCTGCTGGCGGGGCGGATCCGCACGGCCCAAGGCGGGGCGCTGGCGCCCGAGCGCCTCGAGAAGTACCGCGCCGTGGAGTGGCTTCCCCGCCGGTGGGACTGGATCGACCCCAACGCGGACGTGAAGGCGGCCGTGGCGTCGAAGGACAACCTGCTGACCTCGCCGGGGCAGATCATTCGCGACCGGGGCCGGGATCCGCAATCCGTGTGGGAAGAGATCGCGCAGGACATCGCGGCCATGCGCGCGGCCGGGATCCCCGAGAACATCATCGAAGCCGCCATGGCCTCGGCGGCCTCGGGAGCCGCGCCGCGCGCACCGGCCGGCGGGGGAAATCCGGCCATGGAAGACGAAACGGCCTGACCGGACGATGTGCCGCAAATGACGGGGTGCGCATGTCCAAATCTGCGAACGAAACGGAACAGGCCTTGAGCGTTGTGACCCGCAGAATCACGCCCGAAGAGATCAACAAGGGCGAAGGATCCCGCCGGGGCATGATCATGCGCACCGGAGAGGTGCGCGAGGTCGACATCGAGTCCCGCACCGTGGAGCTTGCGTTTTCGTCCGAACGGCCGGTGATGCGGTGGTTCGGCGAGGAGGTTCTGGACCATTCCGAAGGTGCCATGCGCACCGAGCGTCTGGACCAGGGCGCGGCGCTGCTGGTCAATCATGATTGGGATGACCAGGTCGGCGTCGTGGAAAGGATCGAAATCGGCAGCGACCGGGTCGGTCGCGCCAGCGTGCGCTTTGGAAAGGGCGCGCGTGCCGACGAGGTCTTTCAGGACGTGGTCGACGGTATCCGTCGTCACGTTTCGTTCGGCTACGCCGTTCACAAGGTGGAAATCGAGAACCGGAAGGGAAAACCGGATCTCGTGCGCGTCACCGACTGGGAGCCGTTCGAGATCTCGATCGTCAGCGTTCCGGCCGATCCCAGCGTAGGGATCGGGCGGCAAGCTGGCGACGATGGTCAGGAGCGGCCCGAAGGCGCGCCCGCGCCCCAAACCCAACTTCAAAAGAAAGGGATCGCCATGCGGACGATCAACACCCGGGACGCGGACGGAAACCTGGTCCGCGCAAACGTCGACGACGACAACAACATCGTTGAGGTCATCGAGGTCATCGAGCAAGCCAACGACGCGGCACGAAATGCCATGGCGCGTGGCGCCCAGGAGGAGCAGCGTCGCGTTCGCACCATCATGGAGATGGGCGAGCAGTATGGCGCGGAAGACCTGGCCCGCGAGGCGGTGCGCGAGGGCGCAAAGCCCGTCGACTTCCAGCGACGCCTTCTGGATCACCTGAACGAGCGCCAGCGCCGCCCGCTTGACGATACCGAGCAGGCGGATGTCGGCATGACCGACCGCGAGGTGCGCAGCTATTCCTTCCTGCGACTTCTGCGCGCGCTGGCCAACCCGACCGACCGTGCCGCCCAAAACGCCGCAGCATTCGAATTCGAGGCCGGTCGTGCGGCGGCGGAGAAGATGCGTCGTGACCCGACCGGCGTCATGGTGCCGAACGATGTCCTGACCCGTGGGCCTCTGAACTCCGACACCAGCGGCAGCGCCGCGGGGGATACCGGCGGTTTTTCGATCGCGACGGACCTGATGGCGCAGAGCTTCATCGACATGCTGCGCAATCGGTCGGTCCTGATGCAGCTGGCGACGACCATGGGTGGCCTCGTGGGCAACGTCGACATCCCGCGCCAGATCTCCGGAGCCTCGGGCTACTGGATCGGCGAGCACGTGGATGCGACCGAGGACGGGCTCGAGCTCGACCAGGTCAGCCTCTCGCCCAAGACGGTGGCGGCGCGCACGGTCATCACCCGGCGCCTGCTCATGCAGTCGAGCCTCGACATGGAGGCGCTGGTTCGACGCGACCTCGCGACGGCGCTGGCCCTGACGATCGACTCCGCCGGTTTCTATGGCACGGCAGCCGGCGACCAGCCGCGCGGCATCAAGAACTACTCCGGCATCAACGCGGTGGACTTTGGCACCGACGGCGGCGGCGGTGGTACCGGACAGATGCCGACCTATGCCGAAATGGTGGAGATGGAGAGCCTGATCGCGGCGGACAACGCCGACGTAAACTCCATGGCCTACGTGATGAACGCGGGCATGCGGGGGCACCTGAAGACCACCGAGAAGTTCGCGGGGTCGAGCGGCGCCACGGTCTGGGAGCCGGGCAACACGGTCAACGGCTACCGTGCCGAGGTCACCAACCAGATCACGGCCGGCGACGTTTTCTTCGGCAACTTCGCGGACCTGATGGTCGGGATGTGGGGTGGACTGGAGCTCGACACGTCGCGCGAGACGCAGTTCCGCAACGGCGGCATCGAGGTCCGGGCGCTGCAGGATGTGGACTTCGTCCTGCGGCACGCCGAGAGCTTCTGCTACGGCGCCGACACAACTGCCTGAGTTTGACGGAAACGCGGGCCGGGGCATGATTGCCTCGGCCTGATGTTGCAACAGGAGACTAAACCATGGCCCGCACCTTCGATATCACCATCTGCTCGGCCGTCGTGATCGACGGCGCCGTGGTCACCCCGGGAGCTCGCGTGGAGGTGAGCGAAAAGCTGGGCCGCATGCTGCTGGCCCGCGGCAAGGCCGTCCTGGCCTCGGGCAAGGCGGCGCCCGAAAAGGCAATGGGGCCGCTGTCGACGGACGGCAAGGGTGGCGCGAAGCCGAAAGGCAAGGCGGCGGTCAAGCCGGAGAGCGACGAAGGGAAGTGACGCGCGATGCCCGCACCAGCATGGGAAGATCGATCGGTCTTTTTGCGCACCGATGACTTCGCCACCGAGATCGCCATCACCATGGTCGGTTTCGGAACACGCTACGTGCGCGGTATTTTCGACGATCCCTTCTTCGATGCCCAGTTGGGCGAGTATGTCCTCGAGACGTCCAGGCCGCGCGTCACATGCGAGACGCCGCACCTGGAGGGCGTGCGCCGAGGCGACACGGTCACCATCGACGGCAAGAACTACGACGTCATGACCGGCCCGCAGCCTGACGGCACGGGCATGAGCGTTCTGGAGCTGGCGCCAGTTCCGGGGAGCGGGCCATGATCGGAATCACCATCGACGCCGCGGACCTGCAGCGCATTGCGGCCGAATTCGCGGCGACAGAGCCGCAGATCCGCGCCGCGTGGCGCCGCGCCAAGAGCCGCACCGCGTCCAGGCTGCGCACGGAGGCGCGCAAGGCGCTGCGCCAGAACCTTGGCCTGCGCGCCGCGTCCGTGCTCAAGGCGCGGCTGCGGCTGCGCAACATGCGCGACTCCGCCAGCCTGTGGGTGGGTCTCAACAACCTGCGCGCGTCGGCGTTCAAGGGGCGGGCCAAAGCGGGCGCGGGTGGCGTGAGTGTCGGCGCCCGCTCGTTTGCCGGGGCATTCGTGGCCCGCGGCCAGATTTTCCGCAGGGTGGGGCGGTCCCGCTTGCCGATCGAGGTGCAGACCGTGCCGATCAAGGATGTGGGCGACGCCACGCTCGAGGCGGAGGTGATGGAGATGGCGGCAGATACTTTGCTGCGCAATTTCACGGCCGAGCTGCGCGCCCGGACGATCTACAACGTGGGCTAGAGGAGAAAGCCATGCCAGTCACTTATCCCGCAGCGGTCAAAACCGCACGCATGCAGGCCACCGCCGACGCCTATGACAGCGGGACGCTTGAAATCCAAAGCGGCGCCGGCGTTCCGCTTGCGATCTTCGCGCTGGGCGATCAGGTCGCGGCGGTGTCCAATAATGTCTGGACGTTCAACTTTACTTCGAGCACCACGACCGGCGAAACGGGCGCCGGCACGGGCACCGACGCGACGCAGGCGGTGATCAAGAACGCTGGCGCCACGGCCAACATCACCGGACTGACGGTCGGCACGTCGGGCGCCGACATCAACCTGGACAACGTCAACATCGCTGATGGCCAGAGCGTCAACATCACTTCCGCGACGATCACGCACGCGCCGGACCCGTAAGGCGACGCGCCACGCTGAAAGGGGCCAGACATGGCAAATTTCGACCCCATCGCCAAAGCGGGCGAATTCATCCG